ATATGCCAAAAATAAAACCAGCATACTTAACTTCTTTACAAGCAACATTCAATGAAACATCTAATGCAGTCTTTACAGGGACAGGAGCTCCAGTAGAAGTATCATTAGCTCTTGCATTTCAAGAAGAACGTCAACTTGTACGTCAAGATCTCTATCCAGATGATCAAGATATCGAAGAAGCTGACGGATTTTTTCAGGAGTAAATAAAATATGTCATTTTTCAAACAGTTTCCAAGAGTAGAATACGACTTTAATCGTACTGGAGTGAAACAAAACATGGTCGATTTGTTTCGATCTGTTCGTCCGTTACCGTCATTTCTCGATAACTATTCAGCATACAAATTCTATGAGATAAAAAATGGAGAAAGACCTGATATTGTATCAAGAAGACTGTATGGTACCTCACAATACTATTGGACTCTCTTTGTTGTCAATGATTTCTTACATGACGGCTATCGTTCATGGCCTCTTTCGCAAGAAGACCTATTCGATTACATAGAAAAAGAGTACGAAGGGTATGTCATTGAAACAAATCCAGTGATTGTACGTGATACAGATGGTCTGATTACTGAACATAGGAATAGTCTTTCAGGGAGATTTTCACTTGGAGAGACTCTTGTAGGAGGAACAAGTGGCGCACGTGGTACTCTTGTTCAAAAAAATATTGATATGAGTCAATTAGTCATACAAAATGTAACAGGTGGAGCATTCATTGGATCAGCATTAGGACAATCAACAACAGAATTGATCGTTGGTCAAACAACAGAAGATTCAGTATCAACCTATAATGTATACAAATATGCAGAAGCTCCTTATTACTATTACGTATCGAATGATTCAGAAAAAAAACCAGTAACAAATTCAAATCATATTGTAGGAGGAGTCGATCCATTAGGTCTTTCATATATATCAAATCGTCAGCATGTCAATGATGAAAACGATAAGAAGAGTTCTATAAGATATGTCGATCCTGCTTATATCAATGAGTTCGTAACAAAATTCGAAGCCCTCATCAATGAGTAAATCATATAATCTTACTGTCAATGAGATGGCAGCGTCACCAAAAGCGTATAGCGTAACGACAGCTGAGTTTCATTCGAATAACGGATTAGTAGTAAATATCAAAAACATCGTAAAAGATATCAAAATCATTGAGTCAATCTATAATAGTAGCCTTACAATAAAAATTTTCATACTCGATTCCATAGGTCTTATAGACTACTTAAAAATTTCTGGGAATGAAAAGATCACTCTTGTCATTGAAAGGAAAGACATAGTATCTCAGGTGACAAAAAATTTTAATTTGGACGTCTTCATCGGTGAGGTTCGAGATTACTCAACGCCCTCACCATCGTCCAAGGCATATACGCTCTTCTGCGTGTCAAAACATGCGTATCTTAACACTATATCAGTAGTCAAAAGAACGTTCGACAACACTCCGAGTGCTCTTATCAAATCATTATGTAAGAACGAGTTAGACAGCGACATCGATATACGTAATCCGTCCACTACACCGATCAAAGGTATCTTCCCTCATATCCGTCCGTTGTCAGCGATATCATGGCTGCTACGTAATTCATATGAAGACTCAACGCCAAACTTTTTCTATGAGACTGCTAAGAGTGGTCTGATCTTTAATTCATATAAGAAGATGCTTGCTGAAGATGTATACAATGACTATAATAATAATCCTAACTTCAAATCAGAGTCAGAGAATACTATGGAAGATCTATATACAGAGGAACAGCTTAAGATTCAAAAGGTTCTTGGACAGACGCTGAACCTATCTAAGTATAATGCATCAATGAACGGCGCATTCGGATCAACTCTGCATACTATAGACATATACAATAAGAAGTATCCTAAGGTAGTATATGGCTACGACAATCCACAGAAGATGGATAAATTAAATAATGAGCCGCCGATTAATGATATTGTTAACGCTGTTGGAGTAATTAAATTCAATCAGCAGAAAGATGCTAAAAATTATTTCATATCATATAACAGCGGAGCGTTCGACGGCAAGGATAATTACCATGCTCCTACAAATCAGAGTATACTCAAAGCAGAAGCATATCATCATAACCTAGATACTATTAAACAAGAGCTCTTATTAACAGGCGATTTCGATTTAGAGTGCGGTATGATCATTAACTTAGATCTCTTAAAGACTGCTGATATCACTGAAGAGATGATAGCGAGCGAAGAATTTAAAGATGAAACCTTATCAGGAAACCACCTAGTGACTGGTATTGTACATCATTTCAGTAGTGACGGTTATTTTATGAATGTAACGGCGAAAAAGGATTCATTTATAAAAGAATTGAAAGGTATAAAGGGCGAGACATAAAATGATAAAGAGAAGAGATGATCAGTATATAGACGGTATTTTTACTTGGTTCACTGGTATTATAAGAGATATCGACGATAAAGAAAATTTAAATCGCGTTAAGGTACAAGCGCTTGGTTTTTATGCTGATGATATACCAACAGCTGATTTACCTTGGGCGACTGTTATGATGCCGGTCACCGCAGCTTCCCTACAAGGGAACGGAGGTAATCACCATTTAGAAGTAGGTACATGGGTCGTAGGATTCATGAGAGATGGTCCGAGTGCACAGGATCCTATGGTCATGGGTAGTATAGCGACTCAAACAGAAGGAACACAAGATACACCATCTACAAGTAGTACTACAAATAAGGTACATCATACAAAGGCTGGCCATAAGATCGAGATAGAAAATAAAGAAGGCGACGAAACAATTACAGTACAACACGCAAAGGGTGCTAAGTTAGTTATCGATAAGGATAACAATATGTCTATATCAGGCGTTAAAGATTTCTCTTTAGCCAACTCAGGGACGACAAGCATCAGCAGTGTAGGTGCTATTACAATAACATCTTCTGAAAAAACAACGATTGTATAATGGCAGATCTACCAAAGTTAGAGGTACCTGAGCTCGAATGCGCTGAGGTTATATTACCTACACCTGCAAACTTCACAAATTTTTTCGGTGGGCTAGCAACGCTGCCAGCAAAACTCTTAGCGTTAGCAGAGAATATGGCTGAAGAAGAACGCGATAAGTTTTTAAAGCAGGCAGAAGATTTACAGAAGATACTAGACGATATAAGAGAGTTCTTTGGTCCTTATGATCCTAAGTTAAAGAAGCTGAGTATCCCTGAAAAGGAATGGGAGATTATGGTACAGAGACTGCTTGAAGAATATCCTATGTATGTACAGTCTAAAATTATGGAACTCATAGGGGTTTTATTTCCACTTGAAGTGTCCCTACCTATACTAGGGCTTAATATAGACGTCGTGAAATTAGTCACAGATAGGGAATATTTAACTCAGCTACAAGCTGATATTGCTGGCTTTGGCGCTGATGTTGAAGCTCAGATTGCTGATCTTGGAGATGATTTATCTGCTGAAGAATTACAGAAACAGATTGATAAACTTCGTAACGATAAAATTGATAGCTTATATAATCTCTTACCAGATGAATACAAATACTTTGATGGTGAATATGGATTAGAGAATCAAGAACTTAAATCAAAACAGATTATGGACTATATAAAGAATGAATCAACTAAGTTTATGAACGGTCAATTGTTTAGCGGCTTTGGTGGTTTAATAGATCTGTTTGATGAAATATGGAGTGCATTAGGTTTACCGTCGCTGCCTGTTCCGTTGACTGGACCTGACGTAGGTGCTATGATCAAGGCGATTATAGATGCAGAAAAGGCGAAGATGGATACAGAGCTTGCGAAGCTGAGTCAACCTAATCAAATAGATAAGGATAAGTTATTAAGAGAGATGCATGAGAGTATTATATCGCAGCTAGAAGATCTCGAGATACTTGGGTTTAAAATATCGTCGCTGCTTGGAGGTGACTTTACGGAGAGTACAGAAACTTTGGATTTTAAAATCGCGAGAATATCTGCTAAGTTAAAGGAGTTTAGAGAAAATTGGCAGACATACCTATTAAAGAAATGGATGGAGAAAGTAACGTCTTTCTTTGATGCAATCGGTTTAGGTGCGCTGACTGAGTGGATAACCTTTACGTTCTGTGATTTTCTTAAGCTGATAGGTATACCAACGACGGTCGATTTAAGTTCTCTGAGTAATATTACAACAATAACAGAAACAGTCTCTGGATTAGAGTCACAGATACCAGAAACTAGCTGATAAAAGATATAAATAACTATATGGCAACGTTATATACAGGCGATAAACAAATATCAGGTAATTTAGAGCAGGCTAAAGTCGTCTCTCGTAAGAAGCCTTGGAGAGATTTAGATTTAAGTTTAAAGATACATCCTATACGTAAAGATATTATACCGTTAAAAGACGATGCTGCAATTAAGAATGCTGTCAGAAACTTATTAGTAAGTAATTTTTATGAGCGTCCTTTTCAAGATGATTTAGGCGCTAACCTTCGCGGTTTATTATTCGAGCCTGCGGGGATTATTACTACAATACAATTAAGAGATAGTATACGAAGAGTATTAAATAAATACGAGCCACGTATCGCAGTCACATCAATAGACATTACTGATTTAAGTCAAAACAATTCTTATAAGATAAAAGTTAAATTTAAAATAAAAGAATATGATTCAGCTGAAGCAGTTGAAATTATATTACGTAGGTTAAGGTAAAATAAATGGCAACTAATTTAAACGTAACAGAACTTGATTTTGCAGATATAAAGCAGAATTTAAAAAATTTCCTTAAACAACAATCAGAGTTTAATGACTATGATTTTGATGGAAGTGGATTAAATGTTTTATTAGATGTATTAGCGTATAATACTCATTATAACGCTTTAAATGCTCACTATAGTTTAAATGAGTCCTTTTTAGACTCAGCTCAAATACGTGGTAATGTTGTTACTCGTGCAAAACTCTTAGGTTATACTCCTCGTTCAGTATTAAGTCCACGAGCTCAAGTTGATATTGTTGTTAATGTCGCATCTGAAGTAGGAACTAAACCTACAATATTAGAATTAAGTCGTGGTACTAAATTAAA